ATCCCCCGAAGGTTACACGACTTTGCCGATTATTAGAAATCGGCATTGAAGGATGTTGTTCCTTCATCAAGTCCTGATCCACAGCAGTCATTTGTTCGCGGGTTCGGCCCCCGTAGTACTCGTTTCTCTCATGCGCTGTCTCTTCAGGTATACGGCACAGCATCAGTCCGCCTTGTCCAATTACTCCTTGATATTTGCCATCATCGATGACAGGAGCTTCATAGTGTGGATATTGATCTGCACGGACGGGTTCCCATCCTTCACGTAGTTTGGAATGGACGTTCATCTTGTCCTCCTCTCCACGCATTGCAATTCTTATCCACCGATGCACGAAACCTGGTGGGGCTTCTGGTGCTTCAAGGTGACTGGGCGGTGCCCATGGTTTTCTGCGAGATTCTGATTCTCGTGTTTCGCTTTTACGCGGTGTTCTTGTGTCAGCCATTTGTTACTCCTTCACATACTTGGCGTATTCTTCAAGAGGTACGCCCAGTTTTTTCGCAATCGCTACCTGTGAGTGCGATAACTTGACCGACCTGCGCCCCTGTTTAGTACTGCGGGATGCGGAGGAATTAGCAGAAGCGACCTGGCTTCCCCCACCCGTTTTCTTAGCCGTCTCAAATTTGTGAGGAAACTCACTACGAATACGACTATCAATCGCAGTATAGTACTCATCACTCTGCGGGTCAAACCCTTCTTCTTCAATAAGTTGTTGATGAATAGCAAAAGCTGCGGTTGTCATGACCCTGTCTTGTCCAAACCAATTATTTTTAGTTGCCCAAGTTTCTGCTCGAGGGTCTGGTTTAGCTTGAGGTTGTTGTTGTTGTGCAACAGGTTGCGGTGGGGCTTCTTGTTTTTGAACCTGTACCTTTGCCTGCTGCTCTGCTTTTGTTTTAGCAGAATCGTATCGTTGTCTCTCAACAGCTAGTTTAGAAATTAACTCTTGAGCCTCAATCATCTTATCTGCATCACCAGTCTCGTGAGCTTCTTTATACATTTGTTTTGCGGACAAAGATTGAGATTCTAAACGATTCCCATATTCATTTAAATAACCAGAATCTAAAGACTGAACGCGAGTTTTAAGTTTCTTATTCTCTTCAATTAATTGTTGAGATAGTCTAACCGCCTCGGCTTTATCACGTTCTTCTTGACGGTACTTTTCCGTCAACTTCTTTATACGACTTTGTACACCCTTACTGTAAGAATCCAACTCATCCTCTTGAGTTTTCTCTTCTTCTTTGGGAGCCTCTTCAGATTCAATCGTAACTTCCGTTGAAGAAGCTTCTGTTGTTTTTTCCTTCGAGGTCTCCTCCTCGGGTGCTTCTATAATGATTTCTTCTGCTACTTCGTTTTCTTCTACCATGACTTATCCCCTTATACTTGTTTAACATCATCAGGCTCAAGGATCGTAGCAATGACTTCATCATCATTGATTATACGAACCTCCCCACCATCAATCTTGAATCGAGAACCAGAGTAACGACCAATGCAAACCCATTGACCCTCCTTGCACCACGGCTCACACTCAGACCCAAACTTATCTGGATCTTTGTATGCCAAGGGTCCAACCTTCATCACGTATGCTACAGTCGTAGCTACGGACTCACGTTCTCTCACTTCATCAGGGATATATAAGCCACTCGCAGTTTTAGATTTGCCCTGATACGGCATAACTAAAACCCGCCAACCAGTTGGTTGCGGGAGTCTTTCGAGTAACGGTTTGTCTAAGAGGGACGGGTCTAACACCCGTTCATTAGCGTCAACATATGCGCTATTCAAAGAATCAGAGGACTTAACCCCTTCTTTTTCTTTGTTAACTTTCTGCGCAAGATGTTCAGGAAGATATAAGGTCTTCGACATCGTCTACGTTTTTCTCCATCAGCAGGGACTTGATTTCTTCTCGAGCAAAAGAGAGTCCCCGTATCTCTCCCACCGACATTTTATACTGCTCCCAGTTCTGAACTGAACCGTGAGAAAGAGCACTTGCAATATCTTTTTCGCGCTCTTCTAATTTTTTATACAAATATTTAGCTAAGTCAACTACATCCATTAATATGTTTGTCCTCTTTCGCTGTTATCTCTTACGTCCCCCTGCCTAACATGAGCTTGATCTCCTGCTTCAGCGTTGGGTGAGACGTCTATTCCCTCTGGACGTGGTTTTGGTTTTAACGACTTTCTAAGAGGTTTACGTTTTGGTTTCTTATGTAACTTGGGGGTCTTTTTTGGTACGGGAACTGCCATAGAATCCTCCTTCAGGATAACCATTTATAAATTTTATTTGTCTCTTCTTTACGGTGCTTCAAACCATTATAGCCACCATTAACTCTTTTAGTGATCGTTTTGATGGTTTCGTCATCAACCCCTTTATCACATATATCCCAGAGTTTATTCCTGTGAAAGAACCAGATAGCCGATTCCATAGGAAATTTAGTAGCGACTAAGTCAGGATCTTCCATTACTTCAGACAAATCCATATCCGCTGCAAATTGAGAATAGTTATTTTTGCCAGTGCATTGTAAAAATCCGCGTCCTCGCCACAGATAACCCTGTCCATCGTTGCCCATCCTGTCACCGTACACACGGTCTGCTAAAGCTTGTGGGTTTCGGGCACAGCTTTCAGCATCGCTCTCCGACTTAAAGTATTTGCCAAATACTCCCAGTATAGATTCTTTGCTATAGTTTAGATTCTCTTCTGTATAGCGAAACGTACCACTCTCGTGTACAAGCTGCCCAAGAAAATGCGCCCCACGTTCTGGATTTAAAGCGTAGTGGTCACAGATCTTCTTTGCAGTGTTAGGACCAAACGAACCATCTGGTGTAGATCCTATCTTTTCCTGTAATGTTTTTAATGCTTCACTCATTACTTCTTACCTTTCAAAACTTTCTTTAGTTTTTTAGCTTGATTAGCATGAAGTTTAGAAGCTTTGTTCAAGCCTTTTATAACTTTTTTCACCGTAGCTTTTTTTCTTTTATTCATCATTTTATCTTCGCTTTCATAAATAAAATCAAGCCGTACACAGTAAGTGCAAATACAGTAGCAACTCCTACGTCCAACAAATGTTCCCGCATATGATATATAAACTCAATCCCTGCTTGAACATCTCCTTGACTGGACACTGAATTAATCTCAACGTTCTTTGTGCCAGTAAAGTTTTCTATGGTCTGTTCCATAACTACCTCTTAAAGAACTTCTGTACACCCCTGACACCAAACGATGCAGAGATTGCTATACCCAAGCTATAAAAATACCAGTCAGGTGCTTTGGAAAGTTGTTCAAAACCGCTATCAACCCAACCCTCAGTGCCTGGGACAAACGCCAAAACAAGTGGGATAGACAGGACAATAACGAACCATTCGTCTTTCCAACTCGACTGAGAGCCTTGCGCCATAATGCGTTCCCAATCGGCAACACTTGTTTCTTTACTAAGCATTATCTTGGCTTTAGCTTCGGCTTCAGTAAGTTTTAGTTTAGCATTCGCTGTCTGAGCTTGAGTCTTAGCATCAAGCCAACTACCCGCTAAACCTGCTATCGGTCCTATTATAGATTGTAACATTACTTTTCCTCCATCTGTATACTGGTCTTCTTGCTCTCAGCCTTTGCTGAATAAGCATTAAACCCCATGAAAGCTGCAACCACTCCAGAGGCTGCTATGACATATACACTTGCTATATCTGTTATTAAACTTGCCGCTTTGTCAAATCCAAGCACCGAAGCAAGCAAGATGATGAACGGGTAGATCAACATTCCCATAAGAGCAAAGCCTGTAAAACGTCGCTCTGCATTACGCTTAAGATCACGATCAATCATTTCTAATCGACGGTCTTCTAAGGCTATCTTATTCCACTCGCCGCGTTCTATAACGCCGTTGTTGTTAAGATCTACTTTATCAAACTCTGTCATTTCAAAGACCTCGCATACGCAATCGCTATTCTTTTTTCCCGCGTGATTATAACAACTTTACCAGATTTGTCATATACTATGTATTTACCGTGACATTCTCTAAATGTCACAACTCTATTTTAATGCACACTATTTTTGATTTTTCGTTCGTTACAAGAACTTTAGCCTCTTCTTTTGCTAATTCGCACACCTCTTGTTTAGTATAACTTCCTACGTGATAATGTTCAAAGTCACCACCAGTAGCTGCGCTTGTTGTTAATTGAACCCAAAGTAAAACCCACATTTACCACCTACCTTGCTTGCTACCCCAAAGATAAAACAACCCAAACAATAAAGCAGCACCTACACCAAATATAACAAACCCTATTGCAAAATTTATCAAAGCATCTACCTGCTCTTGTTTTCTATATAACTCATCTTTTCTCTGTTTACGCATTCTAGCCTCTATCGATAAAACTTCTTTCCAAGCACTCGGACCATAGTTCCAAGATATGTGGTCCTTAATCTCTTCTCTCATCTGTTCCATTTTTTTCTTGTTAGCAAAGATCTCTAAAGCAGTCTCTTCGTCAGACCCCCTAAACGTCTTCTTCCAAAACGGAGGGTTCTTTTCCCGCTCTTCTATATTTGTGAAATCACTGAACGCCTTGCCCCAATTGGCAAGCTGTCCCGTCATGTCTTGTAAATCTTTGCCTGCACCAATAGCCGCCTTTAATCCCTTAAAAGCGCCCGTTGCCATAGCCACACAAGTTATGGGGTCCATTAACCACCTCGTTGCATCTTTTGACGCTGAACTTCTATACGTTCACGATTAGTGTCGTTTCTTTGATCTGCTATTTCTTCTATGCTTTCAATTCTAGCGGAATCAGTAGTAGCCCGTTGCTGCATCTTCTGCATCTCTAGATCAATCTGCGCTGCGTCATCTAACGATTTACGCTGCATGTCTTGTTGTTTTACACCAAGTTCCTGCATTCTAATTTGTACAAGTGGATCTTTCATTGGATCCTCTCCTTGTGGCGTAATCTTCGGCATAAGCTCGTTCATCAACTGCATCTCCTGTAGAGCTACTGCTTTCTCTAGCTCCTCTGGGTTTTGCATCTGCTGCTGAACTTCCATGATCTGTTGTTGTGCAGCCTGTGGCTCAAGTGCACCAGACTGAGCCATAAGTTGAACCTGAGAGATAAGTCCTTGGATCTCCGTTACAACCATCTCACGAGCTTTCTTAGATATATGTTCTTGAATATGTCCCATCAATATCCCCATGACTTGTGGAGAGGTCATAACAATAGGAGTCTTCATAAACATAACATGCAGTTCGATATGAGCGTCATGATCCTGACCGTCAAAGGCCATCAATAACTCCCCAGTCAAGGCACGAGCATTCTCAATAAGAGGGTCTAATGGCTGTGGCTGTGGTGGGGGAGGTAATATCTCGTCAATGTTTTGAACCTCGAGAGCCTGATACATACGACGAAACGCTGCGTGTAGATTGTGTACTTGTGGATTAGACTGAGCAAGTTGTAGCTGCGTCTGTGCCAATGTTACCCTTTGTGCCATAGAAAAGATATTTGGATCACTAACAGGAACCACATCAACACGACCATCAAAGTCAGAGGCCATAACTTTACGGTCCCCTCCTGCCACATCATACGGATATTCCTGCGGTAGATTATCTCTAAAGATCCTAGCTAGTATACGGAACTCGTTCTTCTGAGCGTAGTGAAGACGCTTGTGAATAGCAGACATGACTTTCATACCACGTTCCAATAGAGCCACTGTAGTGCCTACAGGAGCCTCCTGGTTCATGTTTGACGTTTGTTGATCGGCTAGTGATATAAACCGTCTTCCGTTATCTATGAGGGATCCTAGCAACTGTGCAAGTGTACCCGAAGGTTCCTTATACGGAAGCGGTATAAGTGCGTCCCTTATGTTGCCCCCAGGTGCATCAATGTCCCGCCACTCACCCGGCTGTAACGGCTCGTCATCATTACGAACCCTCACGCCTCTGGCCTTGAATCCTGCCGGGAGGTTTGCAAGTGTACCCGCATCGATTAACTGTCGAAGGATACTCGTTGCCGCACGACCAAGACCACCAATCATGTGGATCAGACCAAAGCCATAAAAGCCTAGACCTGGCATAAACTTGTAGTGAACAAAATATTGTTGCTTCTTTGCTAGATCAGCACCCTCCTCAAAGTTACGTCGAACCGCAAGAACCTTCCCTGATCCCTCGTCTATCGTAACAATGTATGGCAGAGCTATACCTGTGGGTTCTCCATCTGGAGCTATGTCCTCAAACCCTTCAAGGTCTAAATCCACGTGCATCTCCAGTATCGTGTACACATCATCTGTATATCCACGAGAAGTTCCTTGTATCTCATCGATCTTCTGTCGTACTTCGTTTTCTTCGTCGTCGTTCTTACTTAACTCTACATCCCTGTAGAATCCTGCAATCTGCATTTTACGAACTTCATTAGCGTCTATACGCAGAACATGTGTAACCCGTGCAGCCGTCTGTAGATCAGAAGCTGCGTAAGATACTACTAAATCCTGTGCAGGAACAAACTTAGAAACAGGTCTTTGTTTCGCTTCGTCGAAATAAACCTTCTTAAAACAAGATCCAGACAACGGTAAATAAAACAACAACTGATCCATATCAGGGTCAAATTCTTCCATGACCTCTGTAATCTGGTAGTTCATAAAGTCTTTCACACGAGAAGCCTGCTCCTCACGGGTTGCATCTTGCAAACCAAGAACCTGTGTCTGAACAGGACCACCCGCAGGTAGCATTTCTTTGTATGCCTGCGCCTGAAACTGAGTTACGCTTTCTGAAATTAACGGGTGCGTGACCCCAGAAGCTCCTTCAAACGGCTGACTACGCTCCTCATACTTGACACCAAGCTGATCCAAACCTTTTGTATAAGTCTCTTCCCACTCAGAACGAGATTCCATATCATCCTCATAGGAGCCCCTAAGATCCGATGAAATTTCTCCAAGATACGCTTCATCTAAAAACTCCGCTAAATTATCCGTGTGACTGGGTTCAGGTATAGCAGCTTCCTCTGCGGCTATCATGTCTGCCAAACTTTGCACTATCGCTCCGCCCTGTCCATCGCTTATAACTTCCGCCCCACCAGTAAAGTCTTGGGGCTGTGGCACAGATACATCAACAGACGTTGCGTCTGCTGCCATGTCTTCGGGTCTAATCCCTGAATCTACAAGTGGTGGCAATGCCATTAGTAATACTCCCGTCTAGGACGATACTCGTCAATTTCTTCGTTCTCGCCGTGTAAGGAAATAAACCCACCCTGACGAAAACGCATTAATGCTAGTGTCATGCTATCACAAAAGTCATCATGATCGCCATTAGGAAATGACACTACCTCTTCAATTACCTCATCTGCAAACTTTTTATCACTTGGTGCCCATACTACACCCGCTTCAAACAATGGCGCAACCATGTGCATTCTAGTTATTTTATCTTTTCCTTTGCCCGGAGAGAAGCCCAAAGCAGGTATTCCACGTAAACGTAACTCGTCAATTAAGGGTGTACCCGTCGCTTTTGCCTCTACAATCACCATGTCAGGCTCCCAATACTCGTGCTCATCATAAGCAATCTCTTTTAATTCGGGGAAATTCCAACGACCTCGCCGTGCATCCATAAGAATTAAGTTATCTGCCCCACCTTCATCTGGTTCAAACACCCCCCAAGTCGTAATCGCGCTGTAATCCGCTGATTCTTTCTTGGAAAACGCCGTATCATACGACTGAATAATGTATTTAATAGGAGGAATAGACTCTTTTTCCCAAGATTGCCACCATTCTCTCTTAACTATGGCCGATTCGGACGTAGTTGGCGTTTGTTGCCACTGTGCATTCCATTTTCCTACAGGTAACGACGCTTTTATACCCAGTAAAGCGTCTTTCTCCCAGAACTCAGGCCATAATGGGTCATCTGACGGTAAAATCGCAGGAAATTCCACCACTTCCCACTGATCTGCCATGACATCACTGCCCTGTGCCGCTATCAAACGGCCTGTCAAGTCCTTTTTACCCCATCGAGTCATAACAATTATGATTGCACCACCCGGTTGAAGCCTCTGACGAGGTCCAGAAGTGTACCATTCATACGCATTGTCGAATGCACTCTCGCTCATAGCGTCTTGTTCCGAGTGTGGATCGTCAATAACAAACAAATCCGCACCACGACCAGTCACCGCAGCACCTACCCCCGCCGCGAAGTACTCTCCGCCTTTGTCTGTACCCCACTTACCTGCACCTTTGTTGTCTTCTTTAAGGTGAGTATTCGGAAAAATCTCTTTATAAGCCGGATCATCAATCAAGTCCCTCACTTTTCTACCAAAACGAACAGCTAACTCAGTATTGTGAGTAGCCTGAATAATCTTTAACTTAGGGTTTCTACCCAAAAACCATGCAGGCATCAAGAAACTAGCAAACTCAGACTTAGAATGACGAGGAGGCATGTTAATGATCAAACGTTTTAACTTACCCTGCGCCACTTGCTCAAGCTTTTCCGCAATAACTCGATGGTGCCTACCCTCAATAAAGTTCTCATACACATGATGCGCAAAGGGCATGAAATAATCTTGCGCTTTTTCCCTCAAATCTAATGTTTTCTTAGCCTCAGTCAGTGCTAAGATTTCTTTTAACGCTTCTTCAGGAAGTGTTTGTAGATTCATGAGCCATCCATCAGGTTTTCAGAAGGTAACTTCTCGGCCCCCGTGCCTTGAATCTCGGCTAGTCTTCTCAAATACTCAAGCTCCGCATTCGGAGCAATGTATCCATACCCATATTGTGGATTCGCCGTAGGTGCTAAGTAAGACGTTGGATCTGACATAACTGGTCCCGCAGGAACTGTTTGATCCACTCCCGGTTGTGGCACGTAGAAAGAATATTGACCCGTTTGTTGTGGCTGATAATACGGCGCAACCGTAGGTCTCGCTCCAGATAATCCCGCTATTCCAGACGTGTATCCCGGTGCTTGCTCACCAACAGGCGGTACTTCGTCATCATCACCTGTTGTTGTGTCATCACCTCCAGGTGTAAATGATGTTTCAGGAACAAAAACCGTTTCAATTGGAGGAACTGTTACATCCGTGTCTCCAGGCAGATACTCTGGTTCTTCAACTGTAGTAACAGTGTTTACTGTATTATCTGTGGTGGTGTTGTTATCAGTGGTTACTGTATTGTCTGTAGCCTGTGTGGTCGTTCCGTTTGTTTCCGCGTTAATGTTAACTGTTGAGTTGCCGTTTGTTACAGAAGTAGAATTTCCCACCGCAACATTCGTAGTGGTACTTTCCCCAGTGACGTTGTTCGTTGTGCTAACTGTCGCGTTCCCATTTGCATCTGTCACAGTCGTAATTGTAACATCACCATTCGTGTTGACGCTTGAATTTCCAACAAGTGTTAAGTTTGCAGTACTCGTGCCATCACCAGTAGCACCACCTTGTATTACCCCTGTAATCCCGGTTCCCGAAACATCCACATTATTAACGATATTGCTTCCCGCAACTGCATCATCTGTTCCCGTAGCTTTTAGGACTTCTGTGTCATTATCCCCACCTAATAAGTTTTCTCCTCCACCTATACTAACCTCAGAACCAGGACTTAACGTACTAACATTTACAGTGTTCGAGTTGTTTGTATTGGTGCTGTCCACAAGCACACTGGTATCCGCACCCACACTAACAACATTCGTGTTACCATTTGAAACATTCGTGGTTTTTGAAGTGTTCGTAGTTTTATTCGTAACAGTAACCGAAGTATTTCCGTTGGCATCAACCGCTGTATCTACAAGGTAAACAACATTGTTACTGTCCGTAACCTCGTTGCTTTCAATCGTATTCAAACCTTGTGAGGCAATCAAGTCTGGTCCCACGTTTGGATTGTTGTCTTGTCCTTGTCCCGCTCCTGCGGGTAAACTAGAACCCTCAGTGCTTGCTCCAACATCTACATTACCCGCTGCATTTCCCAGTAAAACAGAGCCACCCGCTG